GTTACGGCAACAAACATGGGTATGTGCAATATGGTGAGTATCAGACCGGGGACACCAAACCTATTAACTTTACGATGTTTTATTTCATATTCGATAAATGAGCGGACTTGTCTATCTATTAGTCTGTCGTGTTGGGTTACAAGTATCACATCAAAACCAAATTTTCGATGATGTGAAAAGAACTCTATCCACTTAGGGCGGTTGCGGTCGCGGAAATCACGGCTGTTAAATAATAACTGACATTCATCCAACACAAGAATTGTCTGCCCCTCTTTGCCGTATTTGTGGTATTGGCAAGCGTAATCCAACAGCTTATCGGGGGTTATTTCTTCGTTATTCCAGTATTCGGGAGCGCGTCCTTTTCTTAATTGCTTCCTTGTCGGACGCATTGGGAAGTTAGCAATTATCCGCTTCCCCATCTTTGCTTTTAGAATCAAAAAACGAGCTACATTGAGCGATTTACCGCTACCCGGTGTACCTGTATATATGTTAATCATACTAGCCACCGGTTACCTTTATCCAGTTGAGAGCAACACGCACAACATACCACAGTCCGATACACACAAGCCATACTTGGGCAGCTACTATCATTTCACCAACGGGAATTAGCCAGTTAATCCATTTTAACAGCTGATGGTCTATGCCGTTCATCCACTGCAACGGTGATGTCGGGAGCAAGTCAATTATACCTTGACCTAAATTCCCTACTTGTTGAATAAGCCAGTTTACGAAATCTATCAGAAATCCCATGTTTTACCACCTACCACTTAATCATTGACCGTGATACAAGCATCAGACCGAGAATCCACAGCCCGAGCGTAAGATTGCGGAACAGAGCCGCTAAACTGTCCATAAACTCTAAATCTATAGTTAGAACAGAGTTTGCCATTATGGGAGGAAGTTCTACAATAAAATTAGGTGTTTCACGAGGAGCGTTCAGACTTTCAAAGAAGTTAACCATATCCCACGGCAGAGAGAACGGAAACAAATTAGCAAAACCCGTAAAACTCGTAAGCGGTTGTAAATTTAATGTGCCTGTTTGTGTGCCTGCACCTGCGTCAATTTTTGCACCCGCTTCTGTTAAAGCTCTTTCTATTTCCTGTGCAAGTTCCGGGGTAATTGGTATTTCTCCTGTATATACCCTTTGGAGATAATCCCTTAACCACTCCAAGCCGCCTTTTGCTCTTTCGTATTCTTGTCTTGTATATGGGTCAGTTCTTGCGGGTGGAAACGTATCTAATGCGTTAATGAAAGGCATTACATCAAATGTTGGGTCTTGATTGCGAAGCCATTCCAATATGTTTTTTATAGTGCCTACCAAGTCTCCGAGATATTGCCATTCAACGCTACCGGGCTTGATTAAGTCATCGCCTGTTATTGGGATGTCTGGAGCTTTTACTAGGTCATCATATCCAGTGAGATTCAATTCCCCTGCGACTGCTTCGTAGTGTTTTATTGGGTCTGCTATACTTGGAAATGGTGGCATTCTTAAAGTTGTAGTGTTTGGAAATTGGTGGTCAAAATCAAAATCGAATTGTATTTTTTGGTCTGCATTTCCTTTTCCTGTTCGGATGTTTGCTATAGCCCATCGACTTATTAAACCAGTTATTTTATTTTTAACAAGCCACCAAAAGTCTACATATCCCCTATTTAATATCATTGATGATGGATGTGTGTCTACTGACATTACAGCCCACACACCATCATAATCAGCAGGGTTCGGAGTTTGTGCCGATGTAGGAGTTATCGTTACTTGTTCGCCTGTGTATCTGTATCCCGTGTAGGGATATGTTATCGGCACATATTTTGCTTGGATAGCACCATTAGATATATTTATATCTGTACCGTTCAACATTATAGCGTCATAAAGGCTTGCACCCGGAACTATATGAATAGTTTGTGAGCCTACTATTTCCGTGCTTTGTGTCGGAAAATTTGTGTTAAATAAAGACCTTACAGAATTTAATAAATCACTGCTGAAACTTACTATAGATTCAGCACCGGATGTCCATGTTTCACCATATATCTGTGCTTGTTCCCACACCTCATTTTTGAGTGTAGCAGTCAATCCGTTAAATATTACAGCCGATTGTTCCATTTGATGTATCAAATAATCCGTTTTAGATGTCGGTATATAAAGCCCCTCATAGTATCCCGGTATATCATACTTTTCCACACCTTGGATACCGATTGCCCTTAATGATGCACACATAGTCTCATAGAGTGCGATTATACTTTCAAAGGGATAAACCTGTGACATTCCTAAATCGTCCAGTTGTTGACGTAGTGGGTCTGATTCCATCATTCCGGGGATGAACGGCAGGAAGTTCGGAGCGGGTATCGGTAACGGTATCGCTGTCGCTTCGGCTTTTGGTATAGGTATATATGTAAACACGAGCATAAACGCAAGTAACAAGAATACTATGCGTTTTGTGATTGTTTTCTTTTTCATATTATCAACCTCTTTTAAGGTTTCGAGGGGAAGTATTCTTCCCCTCGCCGTTGTGGTTTAACCTTGGCTTCCGAGTTTTCTGATGAATTTCAGACCGAACTTTATAGCAATGATGATTGCCGTCACAGCAATAAGTATCGGCAGAACGGCGGCTATTACCGCCATGATGTCAGCCTGTACGGTTTTAACGCCTTCCTCCATGAGGTCAGACACATCTACCGTGGTTGTTGCCATCGCCGACATCGCCATGCTGAACAACGACACGAGCGTGAACATGAGAGCCGTTAGTTTCTTTTTCACTGGATTTTTCCTCCTTATTTTATTTTATCTTGTCACACGGTTAAACAGTTTGAGTACATGACCCAAGCCCCACGGCAACAGCCAAGCGATTAGTGCCAGCCCATAACCGTATGCTATTGACATGAAAAAGGCTTTAATCATTTCTTCACCCTGCAAACCCTTTGACCGTTATTAGTGCGAGTATTACACCCGCTATGAAACCCATCGCCATTAAAAACATTTCTACTGTTTCCTCTGATATTATTCCTATACCGTCCCCCAGTGGTGGCGATGGTGATGTATCGGGACTTGGTGACGGTGATGGTTCTGGGGATGGTTCGGGACTTGGTTCTGGTGTCGGTGTCGGTGGTGCTTCTGTTGTTATTGTTCCGTCTGCTTCAACATATAGAGAATCGGGAAGGACTAAAGCAGGTCGTATGCCTATAGATGTTGTATTAGCGGGGTTATCTTTTATAGCACCGTATCTGTCAATATAAAAAGCATTTTCCTTTTGTCCGTAAACGGAATATGGAGTGCGAAGCCACCAAAGAGAAGCTATTCCATCTATTCTTGCTTCTCGTTTAGGGTCGTTATCCATTGAATTACTTCCGATAAAGTATGATAATATAAATCCTTCCATCGGTGCAGTCATATTACCTTTACCATTAATTTCATAATAAGATAATAAAAATAAATCAGCAGATAATCCGTTTGCTCCACTTGATACACCCGTAAAATAATCTGTACCCGGACGATAAGGAATCTTTACTCGTTTTATTTCATTGCGTATGTTCTGTTCTATCATAGACAAATAGCCATTCGAGTTATTGTTAAGCCAAGCATGAATCGTGCTATTAGCATAGTCATTAACAGATGAACTATGCCATTGCCGATTTTCGTAAATATCTTTCATTAACAGGATAACACCGCCGTTAAAGCTGTCATCATACATATCTGACGGTTTACCTTTATGTACGACAATGAAATCAGTAGGTATACCGTTCACTGTGATTTTAACAATATCGCCGATGTTCTTTGAACCGAGAGTAACCGTTCCCGCTGACATCGGCATTATTGCTGATAACGCTTCTGTGAGCATTTCGACCGTTATATACGGTGGAGGGGGTTCTATTTCCTCTGGGTCATCTTCGGGCATTTCATCCGGTATCGGTGGTATCGGAGGGGGTGTAGGTGATGGTGTTGTTTCCGGCGTTAGTTCTGGTTCTTCGATTGGCTCTGCTGCCGATTCATCGTTGCTTGTTTGTTCTGGCGGCGGGAGGTCAAATATACCCCCCGCTATCGCCATCGGGACTATGCTTGTAAGTATCAACAGCACCGAAAGTATCATCGCTATGGTTTTCATTCCTTTGTCCTCTGCTCTGCCGCTTTACGGGCTTTTGATTCTTTGGCTTTTACCATTAACGTTACAACGACATAGAACACCACCGATACACCAAATGCAATCCATATCCAATTCATAACACCTACTCCTTTCCCCTGTGCTTTTACAGGGTTATTACTTCGCAAGCGCGATAAAGTCAATCTTTTTGCGGTCGTTAAAAAATACGTCTAGGAATTTGCCGACACCCAGACCCTCGGGAAGTGACACCTTTTCGTTTACGAAAAACTTCTTGGCTACTAAACCCTCGACCCTATCCTCGGTATGGGTTACGAACAGATTTACACCCTTGATGGCATTGCCGTCATTACTGGTGAAATCCAAGTTTTGTACGCCTACTACCTGTACTCTCATGGTCTTTTCTCCTTTCTCTAAAGTTTTTCTATATCAACCGAGATATTCTCGGAGGCTAGACGCTTCTCGAGCTTCGGACTTTTCGATGTTAATCCGATAAACGTAAGTATGATGTAAAGTGCAGTCTTAGTCAAAGTAATCGCTCCTCACTCTCCGACACCGTTTCGGGGAATTGTTAGTTACCCACAGGGTTACACACCGGGTTGACCTTTTCTTATCGGGGGTGAGGACAACCCCGTGCATAACCCCATGGATAACTAACGTTTTGCCACCGCCCGAAACGGTGTCGGTCTGCGTGGTTTCTTTTAGGGTTTGCTTGACTGAGAGAAAAACTATGTATCACTTTCGCCATAGAACGCCGATACCAGTTCCCACTTGGGGATATGCAGAACGCGAATCAGTGTATCTATCTGGCTGATTGTCCATTTCTCGGGGTTTTTACGTAACCGTAAGTAGCTCATGCGGTTATTACTTTTATAGCCGAGTATCGCCGATATTTCGTCATGCGTGGTGATTCCGTTCATCATCTTGTATTTTTCGATGACAGAATTGATATTCGCTATGCGAATTACTCTGTCTGTTGGTTTGATTCTCGGCATTGTTTCAGCTCCTTTTTGTAGTTGACGGGGTTGTGACCGTCTTCCCGCATTACCGGGGCGATTAAGCCCCATCACTCTGCGATTTTATAATATATTGCCTTGCACATTCATAACAAACGAAACCTATAAACCTATTCCATGTTATAAAATCATGATTACCTCCACATTTGTCACATTCCCCACTGATTCTTGGCTTACTCATTTTTACTACCCCTTTCATTTTTACGGATGACCTTACCATCCCTTTGTTTGGCGTTTGACTTTTTTCCCGTTACTGTGTTACAATATACGGTAACTTGGAATTTGTAACATAAAATAACCATTTGGTAATTCTTAGTATATCATTACCAAATGGATATGTCAATACAATATTATACACACTTTGTTATATATTCCACATTGTCTTGTAATATCGTTAGCTTAATTACACATTATGTAGAGAGGAGATATACATATGAATATCCCCGAAAGATTAAAGGAACTAAGAGCTAACTCTGGATTTACACAACA